CCGGGTCCACGACGAACCGGTCAAACGCACCCGCGATCGGGTGGATCACGTTGTCCTCAAGCCAGTGCCACACGTCGCCCGCCACCTGCTTCACGAAGTTCCACACCGTGTCCCAGTTCTTCGCCAACAGCACGATGCCCGCGATCAGGAGGGCTACCCCGGCGATGATCGCGATGATCGGCCAGTACGCGGCGACCATCGCAGCGGCCTGCGCCCACAGTTGAGTGACCCACGCCCAGCCGGACGACACGGCCGACACGATCGCAGGACCGAGCGACGCCTTCAGCGAGGTCGCCGCGGTCATCGCCGCGGACCCAGCCGACGAGATGCCCGACGCGGCCTTCGACAGCGGACCCTTCAGCAGGTCGGTTGCTGCGCCGAGGCCGGTCGTCGCGACACCCGCCGCGGTGATCGTGGGGCCGTATTTCGCGCCGATGTCGCCGGTCAGGTTCCCGAGGTTGGCCTTGATCCCCTTCAGCTTCCCGGCGAACGTGTCCGCGGAGGCCGAGGCCTGGCCCTTCACCTTGTCCGAGAGCTGGCCGATTGCCCGCTCACCCTGCTCGCTCTTGGTCCCGACGCCGTCCATCTCGATGCCGTACAGCGCGAGGTCACGCGAGCCGCGACCGCCCATGATCTTGGCCAGCGACTCCGACGCCGACTGCAACGACACGTGCTTCGACGCGGCGAGGTCCGCGGCGGTACTCATCAGGTCGAGCGCCTTCTTCGGGTCGTTGGTCGCCTGGGTCAGCGTCTGGAGCGACCCCTTGACCTCGTCGTCCTCGTAGCCGAACTTCGCCATCGAGCCGACCGTCGAGTCGATGCGGTCGGAGAACTCGTCGAGGGAGTGGCCGGAGTTTTCGAGCGCCTGCTCTAGTTGCTGGTCCGCGGCCTTCGAGCCGGACCCGATCATGGCGAGAGTGCCGCCGAGCCCGGCGATACCGAGGCCGACGCCGCCGAGCTTCTGGCCCGCGGTCGCGCCCTTCTCCTTGATCGCGTCGAGCGCCGGGCCGAACTTCTCCAGCGTCTCCAGGGCTTCGCCGGCCGCGGGGCCCATCGCACCCGACAGCGCAGAACCGGCGGTCCTGAACGCGGGACCGATCCGGCCCGCCTCGCGCTCCGCGGAGTCGCCGGTCTCCTTGAAGGCCCTCGTCGCGGCGCGTGCGTCACCCGCAAGGACGACCGTGAGCTGTCGAGTCGCCATCGGTCACCCCCTTGCCGCGTCGTGCAGGTCGTCCAGTGCGTCGAGGTACTGCCGGATCTCCGCCGTGGAAAGCCGCTCCGTGTCCCACGGGCGGATGCCGAAGTGGTACGAGAGCGCGGGCCACGCCACCAGTAGCGCAGCCCTCACGCTTCCGGGTCGTCGGCCTCCGGGTCGGCGTCGGGGTCGTCCACCTCGATGAACGCTTCGAGGTCCTCCATCGTGAGGTCGTCCGGCCAGTCGCGTTCCAGCTCGTCGAACGTCAAGTCCGGTTCGCCGTCGAGGCGACGGCCCAGCCACCACAACGCCTTGAAGGAGTCCACGTCGAGCTCGTCGCTGTCGAGGAACCAGCGCAGCGGCAGACCACCGGTGCCCTTGCGGAACGCGGCGGCGTGGCGCAGCGGGACGTTCAGCGGGCGCACGGTGTGGGAGACGCCGCGCATGGTCACCGTCACCGATCGGCGCACCGCGGCGTTGGCCTCTTCGCGTGCGCTGACGCCTGGACGTGGAGCGAGACCCATTCGTTTCCCCCTTGCTAGGTGGCCGGGAACGCCCGCTGCGCGAGCTGTTCCAGGCCGTCGAGGTACATCTCAGCGAGCGCTCGTTCGTGGTGCGCTATCGCGGAGTTGATGCCGTACGGACCTTGTCCGGCCACGCCGACATCCCAGGTGTTGCCGACCCACGGCGGATGCTGCGCCGCGTGTGACGAGTGGTAGCGGCGTGCCGCGTACCAGCCGGTGCGGCGCTTCGCCCCCCACGCCGCGACCGCGGCAGCCGGGTAGCGGCGGTCACCGACCGTGACGCCCACCTTGGCTTGCGTCGCGGTCGCGTAGGACTTGATCCCGCCGGCCGACTTGGCGTGCACGCCACCCAGCGCGGTCGCTTCGCCCCTGGCCCAATCGCGGGCACGGTCCGCTACCGCCTTGTTGATCCCGCGCAGTTCACGCGGCCACGCGTCACCGACCGCCTTCAAGTCCCGACGGAAGTCCGCGAGGCCGACGATCTGGACGCCCTGGACCGCCACGTCAGGGAGTCGGGTCCGCGTTGACGAGCGTCACCGTGATCTCCGCGCCCGTGGTGCCGAGCACGGTGAACGGCACCTCCTGGGTGAGGATGTCGCGACCCTTCACCGCCGGGGTCGTGCCGTCGTAGCGGACCGTCGCGGCGACCGTCACGGAGTCGGTCCCGGCAGCGAGCGCCAGCGACAGCGTCGTGGTGGCACCCGACCGGTAGAGGTCGTACGCGGCCATGTCGGCGAACTCCACCGTCATCTTGCCGGTGTAGGACCGCAGGCCCTTCTCGACCGGCTCCTTCGCCAACGGGGACCCGATGCAGCCACGGTCATCCGCGAGGTCATGGTCGGCGGAGAGGGTGATCTCCGAGACGCACGACGACACGCCACCGATCGACACGGCCCCGTCGATGAACGACAGCGGGCGCAGGCCCGTCGGGTACGACGCGGTCGCGAGCGCCTGCCCGATCGTCACCGACACGCCCGTACCGGACGCGGTCGCCGCTGCCGACAGGGTCGCGGACGTGGCGGACTGCACCGACGCGATGGTCGTGCCTGCAGGGATGCCCGTACCGGACACGATGGAGCCGACATCCGCCGCGGTGAACGATGCGCCAGCGGCGGACGTGATCGTCGTTGACGCCGAGGTCGTCGCGCCGTCAGTGAACGTACGCGGGTAGCCCTCGGCGCGGCCGGCCCACGTGATGCCGAACGTGACGATCTCGCCGAGCTTCGCGGCCATCTCCCACTTCGAGACCTTGAGGCCGCGGTAGGCGAACGGGCGGACCGTGCCGGACACGTCCGGTCGGCCGACCTGCGCCGTCAGCGATGGCAGTTCACCGGGGGTGAACACGTGCGTGTAGGTGCCCGCGCCCGAGGTCGACACCGACCCGAGGCACGCCTTCCACAACACGCCGAGACCGCGGTTCGTCAGCTCGAACTTGGTGTCGCCACCGACCTTGTGGGCACCCGGCACCGACTGCCAGTCGCTGAGCACCGACTGGCCGGGGATGATTCCCTCGGATTCCATGCGGGCGATCGCCGCCGACAGGGATTCCTCTAGTAGCGGAACCCACACGGTCGGGACGACCTCGGAGCCTGCAGTGGACTCGACGCCGAACCCGATCTGAGCGGCGATACCTGAGCGTGCGGCCATCAGTCCGCCTCCTTCTTCGATGACTTGCGGGGCTGGGTCCAGCCCTGCGCGAGCAGCGACTCACCGACGTGCGCGGCGACCGTGATCGTCTCGTCCTTCGCTACGTCGCGGCCGAGGGCCGGGACGGTGACGGCCTCGTATGGGCCGGGGTAGGTGACCTGCACGGGTCCTCCTAGGAGAGTCGGGCACGGCACGACACGACGACCTCGCCGAACCCGACGAACCCCGTAGGGGTCTGCACCGGGAGAGGGCCGTTCGTCATGCCGCCGTAGGTGGCCCACAGGAGACCGTCGAGGTCCCCGAGGGTGTGGTCATCGGCCAGGAGGCCGTCGAGCACCGCTGCCAGTTCCTCGATACGGGCCATCGCGTCGAGCGCGGTGCCGTGGTCCGTGGTGCGGTACTCGATGGTCATGGTCCACGTGTCGTCGCGGTCGAGTCGTCCGGCACGGCTGGTCGGGATCTCCGCCGAGCCTTCGATCCGGTCGAGCCACACCGCGTCGCGGCCGATCTCGTCGCCGGGGAACACAAGCCCCGCGGTCACGTCGAGCATCCCTGGCCGCTGCACAAGCAGGTCGAGTAGGCGCTGCGCTGCGATGGTGCGGATCGATGCGGACGCCATCAGGCGACCAGGATCGGGCGGTACTCGGCCCGCAGCGACACGAGCAGCCGGTCGACCTCGATGAAGCCGGTGGGGTGATCCCCGGCGTCGGGGGTGGCGAAGCGCGTGTAGCCGCCACCCTCGAAGCCCTGCGCCACCACGTCACGCTCCACGGCCTGCTGGTCGCGCAGCGCCGTTGCCCGCACGTACTGGCGGCAGGCCCGCAGCGCGGCGGGCGGAGGCGTGTCGAGGCCGTGGCTGTAGACGGCGACGACATCGCTGCGGCCGCAGCGAGCGTCGATGTAGATGATCCCAGCGGACGCGTTGACCGTGAACCCGGTCGTGGCGTAGCCGTCGAGGGTGAGGGAGGTCACGGACCGGACCGGGCGATGCGAGAGCATGATCGACCGGGTGGACGTGACCGACAGGGAATCGGTGGCGTCACGCGGGGTCAACGCGACCCCGACGAACGCCTCGGCGACGGCCTCGAACTCAGCGACGTACCCGGCGATCGCGTCATCGTCGACGGTCGTCAGCCGAGCAAGGGTCGGCTCCCCCTTCAGGTCGTCGGGGGTGAGGTACGGGACCGAGGCCACGGCTCAGGCCTTGCGGCGCGCCGGGCGCTTCTCGCCGGGCACCGCGGTCGCCTTCTCGACGAGCGGGGAGCTCGTGGCGGCGACCTGCTCGAACAGGTCCGCGCGGTCGCGGACCACGGGGTCGGAGTCGTCCACGATGTCACCGACGCGCACGAGACGGTCAGCGGCGAAGAACGAGGATCGGGCACGAAGCAGCATGAAGGCTCCTTTGGGGGGGCGGGCGTTCGGTGTCGGCCCGGCCGGGAAGGGCCGGGCCGACACCATCAGCCGAGGGTCAGGCCGTGGTGGCGAGGTTCAGGACCCGGAACGCGTCGGCGTTGAGGGTGCCCGAACCGGAACGCCAGTGCGCGTAGAACCCGCGCTGACCAGAGGGCCGGTTGTTCGCCGTGGCGAACAGGTGCGGGACCAGCTCGATCGACATGCCGATGCGGTCGACGATCAGGAACTGGTGGAAGTCGCCGAGCACGAGGATGTAGTTGTCCGCGGTCGCGGCCACGTTCCACGAGTCGTCCATGTCGGACGCCTCGTAGACCGGGTAGCCGATGAGCTGGGCGGGCAGCCCTGCGCCGATCCGCTCCCACAGGGCGGAACCACCGGACGTGTCGAGCTGGCGAACCTTGTTGTAGATGGCACGGTTCGCGAGCCACGACGCGTTGCGGCGGTGTCGGGGAGGCAGGGCGTTCTCGAGGGCGTACACGTCCGCGGCGGCGAACGTCTCGGCCGTCGCCGGGGACACCTTCGACCCTGTCGTGGCGGCGAGGGTGGTGATGATGCCCTTCGGTTCGTGCGAGCCGGACCCGGCACCGAGCGTGAACTTGGTGGCCTCCAAGGTGTCCTTGGCGTCCGCGATCATCATGCGGACATCAGCCTCCAGGCTGGTCCAGTCCTCGCCGGCCTCGATCGTGAACGGCACGAAGGCGTGGGCCTTCTCGGCGTCGACGGTGGGCTGGGCGAGCGTCGGGGCGTTGTCGCCGACCTCGGCGGACTCGTCCGCGTAGGCGGCGGTCACACCCGCGGAGGTGACGCCGTGCCACGTCTTCGCGGCGATCTGCTCCACGCGGGCCACCTGACGGAGCGGGTTCACCGATCCGGCGGACGTGAGGATGATCGTCGGGTCGAGCACGAACGGGACGGCGTAGCCGGCGGTGCCGGACAGGGCGACCGCACGGGCCTCCTGCACGGCGCGTGCTTCGTCGGCGGTCAGCGACCACGATGCGTCCGAGAGGAGCTTGCCGAACGCGGACCGGTACGCCGGGGAGCCGGTAGCCAGCACGTGGCGGGCGAGGTCGGCGTCACGGCGACCGATGGTCTCCAGCTTCGCGACGGCCTCGGCGCGGTGCTCGTCGGCCACGTCGCCCAGCGACTCGATGGCCGAGATGGCACGGGCACGGATCTCCGACGGGGGGGTGTTGAGCCGCAGCTCCGACGTGTCGAACGGGTCGGTGCGGGACTCGCCGCCGTTGACCTGGAACGGTGCGGGCTGGCCGGCGTCGCCGGGGATGACCGCGTTCGGCAGGGTCGCGAGGCGGGCGATCTCGTCGTGGCGCTCGACGAGGCCGCGCAGGCGGGCCACCTCGGCGGTGCCTTCATCCCACTGGCGCTGCTCGTCGGCGGTGAGGGCCGAGGCGGTTGCCCGCTCGGCGAGGTCGGTCACGGCGGCGCCACGGGTGGTCGCGGCCGTGTCGATGTTGCGGAGGCACGCGACGAGGAACTCGATCTGCGCGCGAATCTCTTCGATGGTCATGGGTTCGCTCCTTATGCGAGAAGTTGCAGCGCCCGTGCTCGGGCTTCGCTGGTGAGACCGGAGTGCGTAAGCGGCTCCACGTCGGGGGTGGCGGCTTCGTCGGGAGTGCCGGTAGTGGCGGCTCCCTCGGGAGTGCCGAGGACGAGGACGCGTGCCAGGTCGGCACGGGCCGTCGGGTCTGCGAGCAGCGCCGCAAGGTCACGCGTGCGGACACCCACAGACGTGTCGGTGTAGGCGGGGAACACGACCGGCCCGGCCTCGTAGAGGCGGACCTCTTGGATCGTGCGTAGCGGGATGTCGCCGGACTCGTCCCACGTCTCCTTCACCACGCTGAACGCGAACGACATGCCGTCGATCGCACCGGCCGCGATCGCGTCACGGACCGGCTGCACCAGCCAGTTGTCATGCAGGCGGGCGACGACGTGCAGACCGTGCGCGTCCTCGGTCCACTGGCGGGCCACGCCGATCGGGATGGAGCCGACCAGCGGGTGCGTACCGTGATCGAACTGGATTACCGGGGACCGTTCCTTGAGCGTCTTGGCGAACGCGCCCCGCGCGATCACCTCATCGAACAGCCCCTCCCACGAGTCGATGCGGGTAGGCGAGTCGAACACCGCGGCGTAGCCGTCGAGGGTGAGGCCATCGCCATCGGGGTCGGAACGTTCCAGCCGGAACGGCACGGAACGGCGCAGGTCGTCAACGGGCGGCTTGTCCACCGGGGCCTCCTAGGGTCAGACGGATGGCTGCTGGAGCTGCACCGACGACAGGCCGGTGTGTTGGAGGAGCGTGAAGTCACCGGCGGTGACCGCCAGCACCACGGAATCGGGCTCGAACCCGGCACGGATCAGCGTCTCGACCGTCGAGGCCTCAGCCTGCGCGATCTCCGCATCGTCCCTGCGGTCCTCCTGCAGGAACGAGATGTCGCGGTCGTCGTACCAGAGGCGTGCCCCGTCGGGCGGCTTCACGATCGTCTGCAGTGCCCCAGCGGCTTGCCGCCACGACGGCCGCGCCCAATGGTCGCCGAACTTCCGGCGGGCCATGCCGTAGTTGCTGTAGGTCGCGGACGCGAGCCCCTCGGAGAGCCCGACGATGATCGGCGGGACACCACCAGCGGCACAGATGCGGGTCTCCCCGGCTCCCTGCGTCGCCTTGAAGTCGAGCTCCTTCATGCTCGCGCCAACGACGGTCACGTCCGCACCGCCGGCCAGGTACAGCGTCTTGTACGCGTTCGCCGCGCCGCGGTGCTGCTCGTCCATCTCACGAACGAACTCGCGAAACTGCTGAACCGACACGGCCTTGTCGAGGCTGACCGCCATGTTCGGCGTCGCCGCGTTCTCGAAGAACTTCAGCTTGTGGGTCGATGCCCCGGTGTCGGCCTGGATCTCGCGGATGATCGGGGTCAGCCACGCCATGCCCCGGTACATGGCGTCCGGGTCGGGGATCGGGGCGTAGTGCGCCACATGCTCGGCGGCGAGCGTGATCGGGCGGCGACCAGGAACCGAGTAGATGTACCCGGCGGGCGCAGCGTCGAGGTCCTCGGGGTCGCCGGATGGGGACCCGAGGACGATCGACACCCAATCCGGGCGCAGGCGACGGATCTGGTCCCCGCGCCGCACCCCGTACCAGTTGCCGGTCAGCGTCGCGTCCTGCTCCATGCGGGCCAGCAGGTCGCCGGTCGTGCCGTTCGGCCAGGGCGTCTCCAGCACCGACAGATCCGCGGTGCCGAACAGGTTGCCGGGCCGGCCCTTCGCCATGTTCTGCCACTGGAACCGGGCCTCGGTGAACAGCATCAGCCGCGACAACATGACCGCGAACACGACGCCGTTCGACTTGAGCGCCGAGCGAGCGAACGACGCGAACGAGCCATCGATCATCTCGACCGGCGACGACGACCACGTGGTGTTGACCAGCCCCATCGCCTGCGCCTGCGCCACCATCGCGGACAGCTCGTCGAGGTTCAGCCCGTCACGGGCCTCCACGGTGCCGCCACGGAGGCGGTCGAGCCGCCTCATGCGTCACCCAACAGGAACCACGCCACGCCGAGGCACACCCCGGCAGCGAGCAGCCCGAGCGGTACGGCGACGAGGGCCCCGGCAGCAACCATGCAGGCAGCGGCAGCGGCAAGGAGTAGGTCGTGACGGTTCATGCCCACACCCCCGCAACAGCGATCGAGTCGGATGGGTTGCCTCGGGCGTGCCACAGGGCACGGTCGTGGCCGGCGACGGCGCATACCCCCAGGTCGATGTGTCGACCCGAGTTCTTCGCGTCCTTTGTCGGCCGAGCCCCGCGGGCGTCGAACTTGAGGACCATGTTCTCCACGTGACGGGCGAGCCGCGGGTCACCCGAGTGGGTGAACAGGCCGTCGAGGCAGGCGTCGTAGAAGCCCTTCCACGCCTTCACCATGTGCGGCACCGACCCCATCGGGTATTCGACCATCGGCAGGCCCTCGTCTTCGAGGACCGACATGGTCCGTTGCCAGCGGTACGGGTCCATTCCGATCTCAGCGCACGACATGGACCGGGCTGCTCGACGGAACGCGTCCTCGACATCGGTCACCGGGACACGCCACCCCGGCGTCCCATCGTTCTCCCACAGGTCAACCACCCACAGGTGCGGGCGTTCCTCGACCGTCCATGCCACGATCCCGGTCGAGTCACCAGACCACGACCCGTCGCCCATCAGCACCACCGGCACGGCCGGGTCGATCTCCCGGTCGGGAGCTGCCAGCCGTGCCCAAGTGCCGTGCGGCAGGGCGGAGGTCGCACCCACCACCCACACGTTCGTGCGCTTCGTACGGAACTCGGCCTCGGGTGTGCGGTTGATCGTCGACTCGAAGTCGGCCTCGGCCACGAGGTCGCCGATGCCGGGGTTCGCTTCGGCCCACACCTTCGGGGCCGTGTGGTCCGCCTCCGCTCCGGCTTTCGGCTCCCACCAGGAGAAGAAGAACGACGGGTCGTCAACCTCGCCGGTCGACACTCGGCGACCGTGCTGGTAGAGCCGGTAGCACAGCGAGTCCCGGCCCTGGGCGTCCACGCGAGCACCGGCCGTCGTGATCCCGACGAGCAGCGGCTCCGTCCTCGCACCCGAACCGAGCTGCATGACGTTCCACAGCTCGTCGTCGGGCTGGACGTGCACCTCGTCGAAGATCACCAGGTGTGGCGACAGGCCCTCCGATGCGCCAGCCTCACGGGACAGCACCCGGTAGACAGCGCCGTTCGACTTCACCTCGATGGCGTCGCGGTAGACCTTCGCGTCAGCCGACAGCTCCGGGTCGAGCTCCACCATCCGACGCGCCGACCCGAACACGATGCGGGCCTGGTCGCGGGTGCCGGCACACGAATACACCTCGCCGCCGGCGGGACCGAGGAACAGACCCCACAGGCCCAGCGACGCACCGAGCGCGGACTTGCCGTTCTTGCGGGCCATGCCGATCAGCGCCGCACGGTGCCGCAGGCGTCCGTCCGGCCCCTCGGCCAGGAGGCCGTCGAGTAGGCGGTGCTGCCACGGACGGAGCCGCAACAGACCCCCGGCGCGACCGCCAACCGACTCCTTCACGACCCGGCAGTAGGACTCGATGAACTCCGCCGCCTCCGGGCCGCGGGTCCTCGTCCTCGCCGTCGGGCTCAGGGTGCACCACCGAGGGGGCCACCCAGCGACACGCCTACTGTCCACGGTTCGCC